GGAGTAAGAGTGTTTGTTGGGGTTTGTGTGTGGGTTGGAGTTATAGTTGGTGTCGGTGTTGGAGTAAGAGTGTTTGTTGGAGTTATAGTTGGTGTCGGTGTTGGAGTAAGAGTGTTTGTTGGGGTTTGAGTCATTGTTGGGGTTGGCGTTGGGTATAAAGAGTTACAATTAATAATATTAAATCGTTCACACCCATCCGAGGTTATAATTTTAATACCGACAGCGGGTGCCATATCAAATGGAATTGGTAATACAATTTCTACAGATGCTGGTACAGGTGTGTTAATTTGAACAATATATCCACAATTATTCCCATAGACATCACATACGTAAACATCGTATGGGTAAGTTAACCCTGTGATACTATTTAGGATTATTGATGTCATAAATTAATATGTGTATAATGGGTTTGTAGGTAATTGGAGAACACCATTAATTACCGTTGCAACTGTATCGTATGTCAAACTATACACTCCATTAATAATTGGTCTTGCCAAAATTTGATATGATTCGACATTAAGAGGGTCTGTTAATTTTATGTCATAATAATACATGAACATTTGTCTGGCACCCCAACTAACATTTGTCCCTGCTGATGTATAATTATTACACGTTGATGCTGATAATGTGGGGATTGGTGTATAAGGTAATGTATTACCTGAAAACGGCATTGTTGTGTTTAACCAATCACTATACATAAAATATCCATAAGCGGTTGATGCTGAAGCAACTACGGGTGCGTTTTGGTAATAGACGAATACACGCCCAAAAGGGTCTAAGTATCTAGAACCGGTATTTGAAGTAAATGCTGTAACATTTGTTGTTCCGGTCGAACTATTATTAATATCATTGATTGCACCATTGTGATATGATTGACAATTATCATCACAAATATTATATGGTGGCATACCATTTGTTATTGTTGGCATTGTTATCGTTATAGTATAGTTTCCTGAGGTAAAACCGGTTGTTAATACACTAGAATAATGAAATTGATATCTTAATATATTAGTTCCATCCCCACATACTTGACTACCACTTCTTTCCGGTATTGATAATTCATACCATCTATAATAAGTTGTAAGGGAAGGTGTTGATGGTGTTCCTGAATATGGTAAAATACTTAGAAATGATGAATAGTATGCGGAAAAATCACTTAAATTATTAAAACTCATTTGAACAAACCCTTGACCAAATGGACCAGTGTTAGATTTTTGAAATGATATTGTATTTGTATTTGCGGGTGATAAACAAGTAGGTGGCTCTATGTATTTTTGATACCCTCCCCCACAACTATTTGAGACCCACTTCAATGGACTCGTAGTATTTTGTAGTAGTTGTGTGGTATTGTCTGTTGATATATTATAATATTGTGTATTATTAACACTATATAAACCTGATGCTTGATATCGTGTAATATCATTAGTTTCTATTGAATTTGTTGTACATCCAGATACGTTAAAAGAAATACTGATTGATGAACAAGAACCTGTGGTTCCTGTGATAGATGATGCTTTTATTTTATATGGGGTGTTTAAATAATCGTATGCACATATGTTACAGTTAAAAGTATTTTTACACGTAAAATAAAAATCCCAATTTGTTTGATTGTTATTTGGATTTGGGGTTACTTCTAATTTTATATAATCACCTGTATTTCGAGTTAATGAGGTTAATGACGTTACTTTTGAAAAATAAGTAGGTGTTTTACCTGATTTTGGGAGAGTTAATAAGTCAATATTGGTTTCTGTATTAATACCTACAACCCACTTTTCTAAAATAATTGGGTTATAACTATAGTGTGACCCATAATATGTTAATGTAAGAGTGTCAGGAACTGTAAAACCTGCAAATTTCCATGCAAAATAATTTGTGGTTGCGGCAGAAATTTCAAAAGTTGATGACATTATTAATGGTTGTACTCCCGCAGATGCTCCTGAAAACTGAACTCTATGTGTATAATCCCCGGATTCGGTACCATTATCACATCTATACGCTTGAACCACAACGGTTGTGGAGTTAAAACATTCTAAGTTTGCTTGAATAAATCCTGTTCCACCTGTTTGTGAGTAATTTAACCCGTTTAATTTTATTTTATCGATAATTGGTGTATAAGTCCCCGCGATTGTCATTGGTGAGGTTGCACCGGTTAATGGATGTGTATAATTGTATGGGATAAATTCTGTTCCATATCCTGATGTAAATACAGGTGTTGTAAAATCAGGACTTTTAAACCAATTTATTCTATATTGAGCAATACTTGGTTGACAAGACCCTGTTAAATTTCCTGCAACTATTCTACTAATTAAACTTGTTGAATACGAATCAAAAGATAAATCACACGTCGTACATAAGTCATTACAAGTAAGAGGAACATCACAACAATAAAAGTTTGCTGATTTTAACTTTATTGTTGATGTCCCATCAGGTATTCCTGTTAAAACTAACGGACAATTTGTTATTTGGTTTAATGTAACTGCGGTAATAAACACATCACTAAAAGTGTAAATTGATATTGGTTCCGTTAAAGTTGTTGTTCCTGTATATGATAAACAAGTCGATGCTGAAAATGACATATTATTTTATTTTATTTTATTTTATTACTATTAACTAAGACACACAGTATTTGAAAATGAATACCCTGACATACCACTATCTAAACAAACAATTGGTAATGTTGATGTTGGAGTATTAGTTGGTGTTGGTGTGTGTGTTTGTGTTGGCGTTTGTGTTGGTGTCATTGTCATTGTTTGGGTAGGTGTCATTGTTGGAGTTCGTGTTGGTGTAGGTGTTGGCACAGTATCTGGTTGACAGTATATACAATCACCTTCTGTTGAAAGACCATACGAAACCGGGTTTGTAATTTGAATTATGGAATCGTTTCCGTGATTATAATCATAACCATAATATGAGACACATTTTAATTCATTCACACCATTGTAATATACAAGTGCTAAATAAACCGAATATAACTCAAATTGAGTTCCCGTTGGAACACCAGTTATTTCGTTAGCGTAATAATATTGTTTATTATCAAAACAATCTTGGAATTTTTGAGTGCCGGGACATATAATTTGTCCTTCTATTGTTGTAAAGATAGCCAATCCGGACGCGTCACAATTTCTAGCAATTAAGGATGAATAGAAAGGTAATCGAGCTTTTCTATTATTTACGTAATACATTGTGGGTGTTACGGTAGGTGTTGGTGTTGGAGTTGGTGTGTAGGTATATCCACTAGCGTCAATACCAATAATTGAACAGAAATTAGTTGGTGATGGTGTTATTGTCGGAGTTGGAGTAACACTAGCGGTAGGTGTGGGTGTTTGTGTCTGAATAAAATCACAATTAAACATTGCGGAAAAATCTAACACATCACAATTCTGTGTAGGTGTTGGGGTAGGTGTTAAACATATACCACTAAAAACATAAATACTTGATAAATCAGGACATAGACTACTACAAGGTGATTTACCTGTCAAGTAACAAGGTCCTCCTAAAGTATCTGATAAACACCATTGACTAGTTGTTCCGGTTGAGTAATAAATGGTCCAACCACTTGTTTGTCCTGACCAATAGGTGTCACCATTATAGGTTCCTCCTGTAATGTAATTATCGTCGGCACCTACTAATCCGGTATTGCTTATACAGTATGTTGAATTACAAGGCATATTAAATTAAGATATTTGAGATTGATACGCAACCATTATTATCGACAACTTTTAAATTATATGATGGTTGATTTTCCATTATTGATGGGACCTGAAAATCGTATGGTAACGACAATGCGGGGATTGTATCAATATAAACGCAAGTGACGTTTGTTTGGTCACATAGATAGACATTGAACGGTGTTGCTCCTGATATGTCGTTAATTAAAATATTCGTTGGCATTTGCTTAAAAGTTATTATCATAAATATAGGGGGATTAAAAAACTAATAAAGTTTTGATAATAATAATTTTATTCGTATCTTTGCTGTATGTCAGATGATGCGGAAATTTTATTGGAGATATTACACGATATCTTAGGGGATGAGAAACTTCACTATGAGTCAAAGGGTCAGATATCTTTTGACTGTCCAATATGCGATGAAGACCAACATAAGGGAAATATGGAGGTGAACTACTTTGAACACGTCTACAAGTGTTGGAGTTGTGGGGATGAAAACAATACCAAAGGACCTCTTGGAAAACTTATAGATACTTTTGGTAATAAGAAACAGAAAAAAATCTACAACCTACTTCAACCGGAAAATCACAAACCAAAAGAGAAACGTGTTGACAAACTAAAACTACCTGATGGATTTACCAAATTCAAAGATAGTAGTTTAGTTTATCCGGTTCGTCGTCAGGCATATAATTACTTAACCCAACGTGGTATTACAGATAAGATTGTTGAGAAATATGGAATTGGATTCTGTGATAGGGGTGCGTTCTCGGGTAGGATAATAATTCCTTCTTATGATAGTAAGGACGAATTAAACTATTTTATCGCCCGAAGTTGGGACCCAAATAGTCGTGCTAAGTATAAGAACCCGGAGGCGGCAAAAGATGAGATAATCTTCTTTGAAAGTACAATTAATTGGAATGCCGATATCTATCTTTGTGAAGGAGCGTTTGATGCTATCTTCCTACCAAATAGTATTGCTATGTTGGGAAAACATATGTCGGAGTTGTTACTTAATACATTATATGAGAAGGCAAATGGGAATATAATTATATGTCTTGATGCTGATGCGTGGCAAGATGCCGTAAAACTATACCACAACTTAAATGGGGGTAGACTATATGGTAAGGTTAAAATAATAAAACTAACGGGTGATGCCGATGTTGCTGATTTAAGAGGTGATATAGATAATCATTTTTATACAATGAAATAGATGATAGATTTAAATGAGGTTGCAAAAGAAATAAGGGGGTTGTTAGATAAACGAAGAGAGGACCTTGGGTTAACATTCGTTGAGGATACCCACACTTATTATATGAAGGATGAAACCGGTGTAATCCGAAGTGATTATCCGTCTGTTAGTAAGGTAATGAAATATTTCTACGAGGAGTTTGATACGGAAGGTATCTCACTAAAGAAAGCCAAAGGAGACCCTGAGGTTCAACAACAACTATTAGATGAGTGGAAAGCGGCGGGTGACTATTCAACCAATATGGGGAGTAGAGTTCACTATATGTTGGAGAAGAAAACCATTGAGATGTTTGGGGATTACAAAGAAGTAAGACAACCCATATTTGAATGTGACTTCACCCAAATATTAAAGGGGGATAGTATGATATCTGCGGGAACGGCTTACTTGGACCTTATGGTTGAGAGGGGTGCTGTGTTATTGGACACGGAGATTGTATTGGGTGACCCCGAGTTGAAATATACAGGACAACCGGATAAGGTGTGGTTGATTATGAATAAGGAACAAACTGAGTTTGGTTTGGTGATAACAGACTGGAAAAGTAATAAGCCGAAGAACTTTGAAGAATCGTTCTTTACCAAAAAGATGTATTACCCGTTTGATAAGTTACCAAACAATGCGTTGGGTCACTATTTTACCCAATTACCATTTTACGGGAAACTTCTTATTAAAATGTTACAAGGAACCAAATACGAAAACATTAAATTGTATGGATGTGTAATTGTTCTTGTAAAAGAAATTGGTCAGTATGAAGAGTTCCGTGTTCCTAAAGAAGTTCAAGAAACAATCTTGAAGATGGATGTGACAAAATATTTGACAAAGAAGTAAAAAATAACTAAATTTAAAAGAAAAACATATGGACGATTTATTACAACCAAAGATTGATTTAAAAAAACAACCTACATTAGTATGTGAGGAGTGTGACAGTATCTACTTCAAAGAAGTTGTTATGATAAAAAAAGTTAACAAATTGTTAACAGGAAGTTCGGAAGACACTATAGTTCCGTTCCCAACATACAGATGTGATGATTGTGGTCACGTAAATGTGGAATTTAAATTATTTGATAAGTAATGATTACTGAAAGAACTTTTGATACAAATGATTTAAATTGGATTGCCAACTCATTAAAAGAAAATGTTGGGAGAATGAACTATACCGGTGACTTGAGTGACTGTGGTAATGAGATTGGAATTATAATTGGAGAGAAATATAAGAATATGACTGAAGATGAAACTCAAGATTTTATTTCAGGTATTAAACACGGAATTTCATTAACAAATGGGACTCACTAATAAAAAAAATATGATTAAAAAATTAGTTCACTTTAGTGACTTACACATACGATTATTCAAAGACCACGACTTATATCGTGGAATCTTAAATAATATGTTAGAACAATTCAAAGAGATTGCTCCGGATAGGATTGTATTCACCGGAGACTTGGTTCATTCCAAAAACCAAATGACACCTGAACTTATTGAGTTCGTCGCTTGGATTCTTACGGAGTGTTCTCAGATTGCTAAAACCATAGTTATAATTGGGAACCACGACTTCTTGGAGTCCAACTCCTCAAGATTGGATGCTCTTACACCTGTGATTGATTCATTAAAGAATGACAACATTGTTTATTTGAAGAATAGAGGTGAATACGAGGATGATAATGTTGATTGGGTGGTGTATTCATTACTTGACCATAACATTCCACCTGAGATTGAAAAAACAGGTAGATTAAAAATTGGTTTATTCCACGGACCGGTTCAGGGGTTAACAACCGACATCGGATATAAATTTGAGACCGGATTTGAAACCGATAAGTTTGATGGTTGTGATTTGGTATTATGTGGGGATATTCACAAAAGACAAATATTCAACATCCCGGGTGGAAAGAAAGCGTATATGGTGGGTTCAACAATTCAACAGAATTATGGTGAGACAATAACCAAACACGGATTTGGGATTTATGATTTAGAAACAGATGAGTATTCATTTGTTGATTTGGATAATCCAAAACCTTTCTTATCATTTAAGATGAAATCATTTGATGATATTATAAACGGAACCGAGAAACTAGTTAATAGTGGAAATTAATTTAATAGGTAGAACACTTGATTTAGATTTAGGCTCTACACCGGTCAATGTGACCATAAAAGAAATAACTGATACCAAAGTAATTGTTGATTATAATCGTTCGACACCAGGAAGAACTGAAGAGTTTAGTATTAATGATTTTGAGTATTTTAGTGGGTTAAAAATTAAATAGGTGTCACAAATAAAACTAACACATAGTCAATTAAATAGCGTCAAAGATTATTGTAAGTTAAACAATATTGAGGATGTGGATAAGTTCATATCCAAATGTTATACTGAAGGGTTTAACATTAACAAATATGGTTTACTTGGTGATGATTCAGAAAAAACGAGTGGGATTGAAGAAAAACAGGTGGAAATTGAGGTAATCCGTGAAATACGAGTGGAAGTCCCTGTTGAAGTTATCAAAGAGGTTGTTAAATATGTTGAAATCCCCGTTGAAATAATTAAAGAAGTGGAAGTCATCCAATATGTTGATAGAGAGGTGATTAAGGAGGTGACTGTTGAAATAATAAAAGAGAAGATTGTAAATGTTATTCAAGAAGTTCCTGTCCCAAATTTAGACAATATTTGTGACAAACCTGAACCAATAATTATTGAAAAAATAGTTGAGGTTATCAAAGAAGTTCCGGTTGAAACGATTGTGGAAAGAATTGTTGAAGTTGAAAAATCAAATGACAAATCATTACTTCTCCAAGAAACTTTACAGAAACTTAGAAAAGAACTATCTTTAAAGAACACAAGGATTGAGGACCTTGAAAAAATAAATAAACAATTGGAATCCATAAGAGTAGAACAGGGTGCTGTCTATTTAAAAGGTTCCAATATAAGTGAAACAATGTAATATGATAATATTAATTTGGTTATTAGCGGCATACGGAATGTCAAACATCTTAGTCTACGGGTCTATATTCCTAGGATTTAGAAATGGATTAAAAGATTGGGGTAATAGTGTGTTACCTTTTAATGGGCTTGCAAAATTCTTTGGGGATTTATTAACTTGTATGATGTGTACTAGCACGTGGGTTGGTTTTTTCCTTTCAATTGTGTATTATTCACCATCAACGTCTTTGATTGGAACACCGGGTTGGGTTAGTTGGTTCTTTGATGGACTGATTGCTTCCGGATTTGTGTGGGCGTTCAATGGGATGGTAGAATGGTTTGAAGAAAATAGACCAACAAAAAATTAAGATATGGAAAATAAATTAGGTGACTTTGTAATTAAGTTTTTGAGAGATAAAACAGAGACGAGAAAGATTATTAAATGTGATGATTTTTTTCAGTTGGTAAATGATATGGGAATTAATGACGACAGTGATGAAATCGTTGATATCATATATTACTTAGAAGATAATAAAACCGATATTAACTTTCACGGAGCAAAGACTCAAGATTATTACAATAGGTTTAGAAATATTGAACGAAAAGTTCAGATATCTAAAATGTTAAAAGGGTCTGAAACTGAAGTTCAAAAAATGATTAAGAAGGTTGAAAGTATTAAAGTTCAAGAGAGACCGGATTGGTTAGATTATTATAGAAATGAAGACGACGAGGATGAAACAACTCCTGGTAGTAAGGCGACTTCCGAAAGAGATAATAATTTGGCTCAAAACATTATTGATAAATTAACTCAAAAAGTTAAAGAACAAGTTGAGAATGAACCGGGAATAACTTTAGAAGAAATACGAGAACAAATGAATAACGAAATAAACAACAATTAAATAAAAACAATTATGCCAAAGTCAAAATTACGTGGTGGAGCAAAGGCTCACAAAGCAAGAGTTGCAACAAGAAACAACTCTCTTAGAGGATTAAGAAAAAAAGCTCAAGCGGAGTATCAAGAAATGTTTGAAAAACAAATGGAAGAGTTGAAAGCCCAATACCAAAATGAAAATGGTGAGACAACTGAATTAAATGCTGAGGTTGTGGGTGATGTAAATGAAATTAACGTAACCGATGCTGAGGTTGTAACAACAGAAGTTGAAGTTGAGAACTAAGATAGTATCTGCGTTTCCCGGAGTGGGAAAAACTACCTATCATAAAAATAATCCTGACACCACTTTGGATTCTGATTCAAGTGGTTTTAGTTGGGTTATTAATGAGAATGGTGAAAAGGTAAGAAACCCTGAGTTTCCACAGAACTATATTACCCATATCAAAGAGAATATTGGAAAATACAAACACATCTTTGTTTCTTCACATAAAGAAGTGAGAGATGCTTTGTTAGACAACTGTCTATACTTCTATTTGGTTTACCCGGATGATAATCGAAAAGAGGAGTTCATCCAACGATACCGAGATAGAGGTAACGACGAGAACTTTATTAAGTTAGTTGATTCTAAATGGGATGAATGGATGTCAGAATACTATTGGATGGATAGAGGTTGTGAGAAACTAACAGCGTATGATGGTTGGAATTTAGATACTGTGTTGGAATCTCAAGATAGAAGAGACGGTGGTGAAGTAATTCAAGAAGAAGTAGAAGAACTGAATTAAAACAAATGGATTTATTCAATCCCCAAATAGAATTTAATTACACAATAATGATAAAAGATTTAGATATCACAAGTTTTGATAATCCTTACCTACAGATTGTATGGGAGGACTATGCTGAAAACTTTACACAAGAAAAAATAAAAAGTGTTCGTCATTACTTTCAAAAAAAGTACAACACAACCAATGTTAATGTTATTACAAAGACAAAGGTTGCTGACGACACCACACATACCGTAGACATATCCTTTAACATCTTGGATGAGAACTATCAATTAGAATTAGTTCGTTCATTCTTGGAGTCAAAAGGGAATATGGAACACTACGAT